TGCACACACCGGAGTAAAAAGAGCGGGGTTGTCATTTCCCGCTCTGTCGGATGATGTTTTTTTTAGCTTCCACCTGCTGTTCCACATTCAGTCCCCACAGTTCGATGATCTGGGGCAGGATTTCATAGATGGAGAAGGTGTTGAACTGGTCGAGCCAGTCCTCCGGAGTATCCGGGACATCAGGATTCTGATGCTTTGCCATCAGCCATGCGATGTTCTCAAAAAGCTCCAGACTGAAAGTGTCCAGATTGGAGCTTTCTGCGTCGCTTTCATCGATGCCTTTCTGCAGCTCGTTTAAATCCTTGTAAATATCCCTGTGGAACTTATTCCTGTAAAGGCGAGGAATGGCGGCTGAGGCACGGAACTGCACCTCTTTGCCGTCAACCTCGATTGTTTTTGTTACTGCCATATCGCGCCTCCTTATTCACCGCTACTTACTGAAGCACTCGGCTCATATACAGAGCTGTACCAAGCGTCGTAAACAGCGCTTGTAGTGTTCGTACCAGTTTTGACCTTCACAATGCCGGAAGGGAGCGGAGAAGCTGTGATGGAGAGCGTCTCAGTCTGCACCTCGGTAGAGTCCTCCTTGGTGCTGCCGGTGACGGAAGGACGGGTCGCGCTGCAGTAATACATGCAGTGACGGATCTTTCTCTGGTCGCCGGAAAACTCAAAGAGCAGCGCAAAATGCTCCGGCTCTACATCCTTGTTCTCAACAATGACGCCGTTTGCATCCTCAGTCTCGTGCATGACATCCGTAAGAAAGCTCTCCGGGATCAGCGCCAGTTCAAAGTCGCCGGAATAGCCGTTGTTGTTTGAAACCATGTAATATACGGAGTCGTCCGCATAGAATGGATCATTATCTCCCTCAGCATCCAGCGAAAGGGATACGGCACCGGGCATTGCTACGGGTGTACCAAAGGTGACAGTGCCGTCAGCGGCAAGCGTAGCAATGGCGTAGTGGCAGTTTTTAAGGCCGAACTTGACCTTGTTACTCGTGTTAGGCATAGTTTTTAACCTCCTATGATCTGTGTTTGATATAAGACCTCGTACAACTTCTCCGACTCGATCCATACCTCAGATTTCTCATAAGGCAGGTCGTGGGCGATTAAGATGTCCTCGATCTGGGTTTCTGTTTCCGGGTCTTTTACGTCCGTGTATAATTCGATGTTCAGTTCATCAATTTTCTTGAACACGGTGTCATCCGCGAACATATTGTCAGAGCCCGGATAAAGAAAAACGAGGAAGGGTGGGTCTGGTGACTCGCCTTCGGCAAAATGGTCGTAGGCAAGCGGCAGACCGGCTTCCTCTAACATGGTGATTACATCGTCGTATGTCATGATCAACCTCCCAGCTTCTGCTTGATGGTATTGACGAGCTTTTCGTTTCCGCGCTCCTCGGCTGAGGCGATATGAGGCTGTGCCGGAACACGTCCGCCGCCACGTTTCACATGCCCATGCTCCAGAAGGTGTGCCAGCTGATAGCGGTTCCTCGAATGCACTACAAGGTCAATGCTCTGTGAATCCTCGTGCATATTCTTGACCGACCAGCTTTTCTTGTATTTGCCGGTATCGACCGGAGCGCCTGCCTGAATATCCTTACGGACGGAAGCAGCAGTTTCTTTCACAGCGGCCTTCATGTCATCTGTGGCGAGCTTTGAATATTTTTCGAGTTCCTCCATAATGGCGTCGCCCATCTCGTTTATTGATACATTTCTACTCATGCGTTCTTCTCCAGCTTGCAGTTGAATTTCAGGCTGTTATGCTTATAGCCCATCGGATTCACATAGGTGATGTTGTAGGTGCGGCCTTCCGCGATGATCCGGTATTTTGTCGATTCCACATCCGCAAGCTCAGAGCAGTAGCGGCAGGTGAAGTCCAGCGATTCCTCCGGATTGATGACTACACCGGAAGATTCGGAACCGGAGCTCGTGCCGACAGTCGCCCAGCAGGAGAAATAATCCGCCCAGCCGGTTTTGTGGTTTCCGTATTTGTCGACGATGACCGTATTTTTCTGGAAAGTGATGCGCACCCTCATAGCTGCTATATTCATGAAAACGCTCCTTCCCGTATTGCAAAAAGAAGTGAGCGTAGTGTCATGGTAAGAGCATGGTGGTCGGCTTCCTCCCTGTGCTCAAAGAGATAGGCACAGGTATAGAGGATAGCGATCTTCATGGTTTCCCGGATTGCAGACAGCTCCGCTTCGGTATATTCATCAGAAGAAGCAGCATCGGAGTCGATCACTTCCCACTGATCATCCGTAAGTCTTGCAATATCAATACATAAGCGAATTGCGGAGGCCAAGAGGATACCGACCGTGGCATCCTCATCCGACGAATCTACGCGCAGATAGGCCTTCGCATCTTCAGTTGAAATCAAAGCCACGGTCGTTCACCTCCTTGCCTTAAGAACCGGAAGTTGCCTTCATGTCAAGAATCTTGATGCCTTCGGAAAGGATCAGCTTGCCGTCAACACGTTCCGTGCAGGTAAAGCCGACCTGACCGTTGGTAGCGTAAAGCTCGTTGAGGCGCTTGATTGTGCGACCGGCTCTATCAGCGATCCAGTAGCAGGAGAAGTCGCCGAATGCGATGGCTCTTGCACCTGCGGCCATTGTAGGTACCTTCGGAGAGGTGTAGAGCGGATAGCCAAGCAGTCTATCAGGCTCTCCGGCAGTAAGAGCAGGTTGCCATACATAGACGCCGTTCAGATCCTTGAGCTTTCTGATAGCTGCGACAGTGGCATCATTCATGAGGAACTTCGCCTTGCTGCGATACGGTGCCTTGAGAGAGTACACAAGGCTGATCAGCTCATCGGCGGTAATTGCCGTAGCGGAAGCTGCGGTTACGCCGGAAGGAGCACCACCAGCGGCAGAAGGAATGAACAGGCCAGTAGGTCTGTCGATAGCCGTCTGGCCGGTCTGCACAGCACCGTTGATGAAGGCATCTTCTTCAGCTTCACCGAAGGCGCGACCGAATTCCTCAGAGATGTAGCCTTCGATATCAAAGAAGCTGTCGGAAAGCAGCTCGTCGGACACCTTGATGAGGTCAGTCAGCTTAAAAGCGTCAATGCTGGTCTGCGCGAAGGTCGGATTGCTCTCGGTGTAGGCACCGTTCTCGGCAGTCCACGCCGCCTGCGTGTGACCATTTGCCACAGGGATCTTGCGCTCGTTCTGTGTGGTAATGACCTTGCAGCCGATAGTACGCATGATATTGTTTTCGTTGAGCGCCTGAACAAGGGTGTGCTCGAATTCAATCGGAACAAGGTATCCGCCGTTTGCATCGGTTCCTTCCTCAAGTACATCGCGGATTGCGGGATTGCCGGGATGACGGATGTTGTCCCAGAAGGCCTTTTTATAGGCTGCAGAAGCTCTGCCGGGCTTATCTTCCGGTTCATCCTTTACACCGGGCTTTCCGGTGAGCGGAGTAGAAGTCGGTGCGCTCATCATCTTGTCGATCTGCTCCTGACGCTGCAGGCGCTCGATATCCTTGGTGAGGTCGGTGACTTCCTTTTCCATCTTGTCGTACGTTGCGGCATCCTCCGCAGAAACCATGCCGCCGTTCTGAGAGTGGCTATTAAGAAACGCCTTAGCGGCCTCCCATGCCTTCGCTCTCTTGTCCATGAGTTCCATAATCTGAGTCATAATAAAAATCCTCCTTTAATGTGCGAGAAGCGAAAGGCGCTTCTCAAGATCGGTTACTGGTACCATGTGTTTATTTGCTTCCGGCTTCTTCTTGGGAATCAGTCGGGAAAGCAGCGAATCGGTGACGGCCTTGCGGGAGAAAAGCATCTCCGTATCAGCCGTATCATCCGGGACGGATTTTTCTCCATCCCTGAACAGAATCTCGTCAGCAAAGCCGAGTTTCACGGCTTCCTTGGCGTTCATCCATGTCTCGGCATCCATGAGCTGTGAAATCTTGTGGCGGGAGAGCCCGGACTTGATTTCGTAGGCATTCATAATGGATTCCTTGACTTCGTTTAACATGTCGATGGCCTTCTGCATTTCCTCGGTATCACCGATGGCGATGGTCGCAGGGTTGTGTACCATCATCATGGCCACAGGACTCATGCAGACCTTTGTTCCGGCCATAGCGATAACCGATGCCGCCGAAGCAGCAAGAGCATCAATCTTGACCGTCACATCATGTGGGTAATCCATCAGCATGTTGTAGATCTGCGCAGCAGCAAAAACATCACCGCCCGGAGAGTTGATCCAGAGGGTGATGTTTCCATCGCCTGCATGTAGTTCATCACTAAATAGCTTGGGTGTTACTTCGTCGCCGAACCATGTCTCATCGGAAATTTCCCCGTCGAGGTAGAGCGTTCGGTCGGAGCCAAAGCTGTCCGGCTCCTCGTTTCGCACCCAGTTCCAAAACTTTCTGGTCATAGTGCCTCCTTCTTTCTGAACCGGGTGCGCCCGTCTTCGGGTTCCGGTTCGGTTTGTGTTTCCTTCGTTTCATCAGCTTCCTCCTGCGTCTGTGCTGAGGCCGCAAAAATACCTGCGTCCTTGAGCTTGGTCATATTGCCATTGATCAGGTACAGGTCGCCGCCTTCCTCCTCTGGAATACGGTCGAGGTTTTCAAGCTCCCTGATATCGTTAGCGGACATCCAGCCATTTTGGCGTCCGACCGCATAGCCGTTCATGCGGCTCTGGTAGTCGCCTCTGAGCAGACCGTCCACGTTGAATTGAAGAAGTAGTTTTTCTTTTCATCCGGAGAGAGCAGGGCTCTCTGCATGGACTGTTCCCAGCGACATACCCACGGGTCGAGCGTGTATTTCACAAATTCCAGCGACTGTTGCTCGATATTTGAGAAACTCGATTTCTCAAGATCGCCGATCATATGAGGCGGGATGCGGAAGATACGTGCGATTTCATTGATCTGGAACTTACGTGTTTCCAAAAACTGCGCCTGTTCCGGTGAGATGGAGATAGGCGTATATTTCATGCCTTCCTCCAGCACAGCCACCTTGTTTGCATTAGAGCTGCCGCCGAAAGCAGAGCTCCAGCTTTCTCTAACACGTTCCGGATCTTTTACCACACCGGGATGCTCCAAGATACCGCCGGGAGTCGCGCCGTTTGCAAAAAACTTAGCGCCGTATTCTTCGCAGGCTATTGCCATGCCGATGGCATTCTTAGCCATAGCAATCGGGCTGTAGCCCACAAGGCCGTCAAAGCCAAGGCCGGGAACATGCAGTACGTCGGACGGCTGGAGCCTTACGCGGCTGCCGTTCATCGTGTGCGCCTCATCCTGTGATGTTTGGTATTCGTAATAAAGCTCTCCGTTTTCATCACGGTTGACCGTCATACGATTTGGCATCAAAGGATAGAGCGCGACCACTTCACCTTTGCCGTTCCGAATGATCTGCGCGTAGGCATTTCCCCACAGGAGTAGGTGCGTCATCAATGTTTCCCGGAATACAAAGGATGTCATTTCCGG